TGTTGTTGGTAAGTTTTAAATTCATCAGACATTGCTTCTTTGAAGCAGATTGCTTTAGCAGCAATCGCATGCATTAATGGACCACCTTGGTTACCAGGGAATACAGCTGATTGAAGTTTTTTCTCAATTTCTTCATTCGCTTTCGCAAGGATTAAACCAGAACGTGGACCACGAAGTGTTTTGTGAGTCGTCGTTGTTGTTACGTCAGCAATTTGAACTGGGTTTGGATATACACCAGCAGCAACAAGACCAGCAACGTGAGCCATATCAACAAAAAGGTAAGCGCCAACTTTGTCCGCGATGTCACGGAAACGTTGCCAATCTACAACACGGCTATAAGCAGAGAAACCAGCAACGATCATACGTGGCTTGTGTTCTAACGCTAAACGTTCAACTTCTTCGTAATCGATCTCGCCAGTTTCAGCATTTAGTCCATACTGAACAGCGTTATACGTTTTACCAGAGAAGCTAACTTTTGCACCGTGAGTCAAGTGACCACCGTGAGCCAAGCTCATACCCAAAACTGTGTCGCCTGGGTTAAGAAGTGCTAAATACACAGCAGAGTTAGCTTGTGAACCAGCATGTGGTTGAACGTTTGCGTAATCAGCACCAAAAAGTTCTTTAGCACGGTCAATCGCCATTTGTTCAATAACATCTACATATTCGCAACCGCCATAATAGCGTTTGCCAGGATAACCTTCTGCGTATTTGTTCGTAAGTTTTGATCCTTGCGCTTCCATCACAGCAGGAGAGCAATAGTTTTCAGATGCAATTAACTCGATATGTGCTTCTTGACGCTCACCTTCAGAAGCAATTGCTTGAGCTAATTCTGGATCAAATTCAGAAATGGAAATATTGGCAAACATTAGCGGGGGTCCTATAAATTAGGGCTTTTAAGCCGTGCTAAGATTGCGGCATATTGTAGCATGAACTTTATAATTAAACAGAATCAAGTTAGCTCAGTTTTAAATAAAAATGGCTCAATTTTTATAAAAAATGAGCCATCAAATCTAAAATAATTTATAAACACTTAAAAAGCTTTTATTTAATAATTTTCCAAAGTTAAATTTAGCTTTTCATAGCAATAAAAAAACCTTAAATATCAAATACTCTTATTGAGCTGACAGCAAGTTTTGTACATTTCCAATAATATTATCTACATTACTGCTCATTGCCGCCTCATGGTCCCAATTACCCGTTACATAGCTATTAATTTTTGTACCGACGACAGTGGCATTAGATATCAAAATATCAGTAGCTACTTTCGGAACTGTTGTATCTGCTAGCCCCTGATAAATAATAATCGGTGTAGTGACTTTTGCCTGTAAAGGTTGAGAATCTTTATCTAAGAATGTTTTAACTAAAGGTACTGCCATAAAATTAGGTTGTGTACGCGTATATCCATCCAGTGTTCCATTATGCTCTGTAGCATACTTAGTCATACCTGCACCAAAGGCTTGCCCCAATGGCCCTGCACAAATTGTTTCCGCCTGCTGTGCAGTACTTGCTGTTTGTGAAGTAAATACTTGGGAATAATCAAAGCTTGGCTGTGTATTTCGAATGCCGGCTGTCACTAAAGCAGTATATGTATCAAGCTGCGCATACATTGGAATCTTTTTATCCACAGTTGCATTAGCAACAGCCTGTTCACCTGCAATTAAAATAAATCCTAGATTTGAAGCTGGTGCTACCGCTACTGTACCTTTATAGTCTAGCTGCGCACGGCTCGCATATTGTGCAGCGCCCAATGCAGCATGCCCACCTTGCGAATGTCCTACAGTAACCCACTTTTTCGAAGTTAATAAGTTCCGCTGTAATAAATAATTGCGTGTTGCTACTACTGCATCGGTAATTGAATAAGCTTCACTTTTAATATTTAAAAATGGATGTATACCTGGTGTACCTAATCCCTCATAATCTGGTGCAACCACCACATAACCCGCTGCAAGAAGTTTACTAATTAAATCTTTAGTACTGTCTGTTAATGCCGATTTACTCGGTGCACATGCATCTGCAACCCCTGTCGTACCATGTGCCCAAACCACAATTGGCCAACCGCCTGCTGGTGGTGGAGTAGTCGGTGTAAATACTAGACTTGTTGCCTGCACCTCTTGTCCACTTTGACCTAACATTTTATAAGTTAAAATACTACTTTCAGCAGCAACCGCTCCTAAGTTAGTACTTGTATAAGCATCGACCTTAACCACTGGATTTTGAATATTATTGGCTGGAGTACCCGATGGATCAGTAGTTGCTGGACTGTCATCGCTACTTCCATCTCCACATCCCGTCAATAGTAAACTTGTGCTAAGAACACTGGTCATGAACAATTTCATTTTCATTCGTATATCTTCCTTAAATTCAATTTTTGTTGTGCTTTAGTTTTTAATGAACATTTTAAATGTCTTACAAACAATTACGCCTAATCTTCATTTTTCGCAAGTGATATTTAATCAAAATGAACAGCGAGATTTTCTACTTTTCAACATAAATTGCATTTGATAGGTCATCTAGCCTTACTCTATGTTTTAAAGTAGATAGCCAACTGTTAAGATTGATGATTACTTGTAATTGTTTAAAGGTTCAAAAGATGCAAGCCATTATTTTAGATACAGAAACTCATACACTAAATGGTTTGCCTATTGAAATTGCATACGCCCCTATTGAACTTAATGCAGGTAAACTCACTTTAGATAAAAGCAAATTGTTTGATCAGCTTTATCAGGTGGGAGCTCCGATCTCTTATGCTGCAATGGCTGTTCACCATATCTTAGAGTCCGACCTAGAAAATCAGCCTCACTATAAAACCTTTAAATTACCTGATAGCACAATTTATATTATTGGCCATAATATTGATTATGATATTGCCGTAATTGCTCGCTGTGGCGTCGATGTATCTCATATTAAACCGATTTGTACTTTAGCTTTAGCACGTAAAGCTTGGCCAGATGCCGAAGCTCATAATATTTCTGCACTCATTTATATGATTTCCCAAGGTAGCGGTAAAGCTCGAGAAATGCTGAAAGGTGCTCACCGTGCCGACGCTGACATTATTTTAACTGCCAATATTTTGATGCATATTATCTATCATTTAAATATTCAAGATATTGAAGAGCTTTACCAAGTTTCTGAAGAAGCCCGTATTCCGCATACGATTAATTTTGGTAAGCATAAAGGTACGGCAATTGCTGAACTGCCTAAAGATTATATTCAATGGCTTCTACGTCAGGACGAGCTCGATGTCTATTTACGCAAGGCATTAGAAAGCGCATTTTAATTTCCTTAAATAGATGATATTCATAAATTCTTCATCAAATTGTCATTTTTGAGTTTTATCTTTAACCCCATTTATATTTTATTAAGAACAGTACTGTTTGATAGAGAAAAATCAAACAGACTGCTTCATTTTTATATTGGGGAAATACAATGTCTGGTTTTTATCGAACCAATTTGGGAAGAGTTGCGCTTCAACAACGTAATATTACGTTAAATGCAAAACAAAGACGTTTACTTCTATTAATAGACCATGAAGATTTTCAAAGTCTCGATACTGAGTTTAAAAAGCGGATCGCCCCACCAGAACTGATACAACAGCTCATTGACTTAAAACTAATTGCACCTTCTAGTGAAAATTATTCAGAGTTACCTGAACAAATATCTCCCCCAGAGTCATCTATAACGACTAAAGAAGTACATCAGAAAAATATTGATGAGAATAAAAGTAATGATTTAGTTGGAGAAATTCAGATTCCTCAATCAACGTCTGTGACTCCTTCAAATATAGAAAATGACCAGTTATCTATTCCAGTTCAACAGCTCTCTTTTGAAGAAATACAACAGTTGATGAAGCAAAGCTTAAGCCAATACTGTGGCCTTATGGCAAAGCCACTTATTCAAAAAATAGAGCAAATAAAAACACTTCAAGAACTTAAAATGTGCCAAATGCAATGGATTACCAGTTTGCAGGAATCACGTATTCCTCCTCATGAGCTAGCACATACGCTCCATTCTATTAATTATTCAATTCAGCTTATTCAGCAAAGCATCTAAAATAGAACAAGCTGCTGTTTAATTAAGCATTAAACTCACTTGGTACGTATTTCGTGCTTTACCTACCGGTGTTTTTTTCCTATGATGTGCCCCACACATGTGCGCTCGTAGCTCAGTTGGATAGAGTACAGGTTTCCGAAGCCTGGGGTCGTGGGTTCGATCCCCGCCGAGCGCACCAATTCATTATATTAAATCAACTACTTAACTATATTTTGGCGTAGATTTGGCGTAATGCGCTTTTTATCCACAGGTTTTTGACCTAATTTTGCTTCTTATCAAAGGTCCATCTTTTGCCATTGTAAGTCACAGTGCCATCTAAATTAATGGTCAACTCTTTTAATGAGTAGTCATAGATTTTAAGAACATTCCCGTTCTTATCTAAATCAGCGGGTAGATTGCAAGTATTTTCCATCCTGCCCGCTTCCGAAACCATGATCATGACTTGCGACATCACAAAGCCCTTACACAAATCGAGACATTCACATTACTATTAATTGTGTGAGCTGTGCAACCTGAGAATAGGAGGCACAGCAGTGTGATGATTGATGCAACTTTAGTGCGTTTACACATATAAGTTACTTCTTTAAAAAGAGTGCTCGTTCTGCTTCTCGGCGACGAACTAGGCCCTTCATAACCTTGCCACCTGCTTTGTTCCACACAAGGAATTGATCAGCAGCGCCTTGATAGTCACCTTTATTCAGTTTTTTTAATAAGGTTGAATTATTAAATGCACCTGAGCCAATGTTGTAAGTCAGCGATACCAAAGCATCAAATTGGTTTTGAGTTAAAGGCACAGTAACCGATTCATTTACAGTCTTTTCAAATTTGGCTAAGTCGTGTTTGAAGTAGGCTTTAGCTTGCTCAGGTGTACAAGTATCCCCTTTTTTTACCTTCACGCCATTAGGATAAACTGTTGTGCCAGTACCAATGGTCCAGATGCCCACACCATCGTCATAGGCTGTGAATCGTGTGCCTTCAAAACTAGAAATTAGGTCAACGCCAACATCACTTGTAGTTTTTCCACCTGGTGCAAGTTTATCGACTACTTTATTTAAATCGTCTACTTGTGCCTGTGTAAGCTTGCCGCCTGCGATCACTCGGGCAGCGTCGAAGAATGGTTTAGTTGTCATTTGATTCACCTTTCTTTTTCTCTAACTCAGAGCTACCAAAATAAAAGCCACATGCAGTTGTCATAGCCCCTGCAATGAAACCCAATGCCGTATTGATCAGATTGCTGTTTTCTCGCGGCATATCCACAAAAAATAAAGCAATCACTAAAACAAACATCAGTCCCACTAATGCGAAAGCTAGATAAGCTCTTGTGTTTTCACTATTCATCGTCCTGCTTCCTCTAACCGTGAAACCTTCTCTTTAATTAAAGATTGATCTTGGCTTAATTGAATAATTGAAGATCCAACCCAAGCGCACAGCGAAAATACGATTCCTGCAAAGATGCCAAGCAGTACACGCAATACAGAAATTCCACCATCTTGCGCTGCTGTGCGGTTTTCTAAATTGGCGACTTTGATATCCAATGTATCGATATCCTTTTTGTTCTGTTCGCTAGTCTCTTTGTGTGCTTCATTAATAAAAGTCAGTCGAGTAACATGATCTGACAACATGCGAATATCACTCTGAATTGAGTCAATTTTCTTTTCAAATCTCAACCCGTATGATTCATTTTCAGTCATGCCTTCCCCCTTTCGTTTAGGCAATAAAAAAGCACCCGGTTGGGTGCTGTTACTTTTTCATTTCAATAACACTTAAAGTTCTCGAAGTAATCATAAAGTTGCTTCTTGATTCCACATTTAATGGAATATTAACGCCCTCCTGTCGAGCAAATCCTGCTTTAAGTGTGTAGGTAACATTGCCAATAGTACTGTTATCATCAATAGCTGAAACGATAACCGCAGTCCCGTTGAAATTGACATTAATAGTACCAGTTTCAAGATTTGCACCTAATGAACCCCGTCCAATTAAATTTCCATTCCGATATATAGAAATATAAAAAGAAGCCATGGCCCTGTCATTTGCTGCAATTGGATTACCTCGTCCGTCACTTACACTAAAAGCGCCAAAAGTAGGTGTGCAAATATTTACTGAAGCATCAATTCTAACTTTTCCACCACTTCTATTTAACGTTACTTGTAAAAGTGTACCTATATGATTTTCCCACGCTGATAGGTGGTTGTTAAAATCATTATTAGGCAACCCACCAGTTGATCCTCCTGAAAAACTATTGATAGTTTTGATATCAATTGCTTTAACTCCTATCGGTACAGTTACAGCCTCATCCTTGATCTTTAGAGTATCAATTGCGCCATCTTCAATATTCGCAGTTTTGACTTTAATTGTTCCCAAGTCCGCACTAATAACACTTAAGTTTTCTGCCCAGATCCGATTGGCATTGATATATCCAAAACTACCATTATCGACATACAAACCACGCGGAATAACAGTGCCATTTGGCAAAGTCACTGGCTTATTTTGCAGTGTCATTAATGGCTTTGGCTCTATACCGTCAATACCCACAGGTGTGCCAAATTGGATGCAATCATAGTTAAAAATGAAAGTAGAAGTCGTACCATCATTCATTGATCCATGACCAGAAACATGGCCATTTACATCGAACTTAGTAAACTGCTGAGCATAGATGCCATCAACACTTTCACTGACATTTTGAATAGACGCACTATTCTCACCGACTTTTGTATTTAACGTTTCCGTTACTTTAATCGTTGAAGAAATAGCACTTGAATTTGCCTCGAGCTGGCGCTTGAATACGGCATTGTTCTCATTCATCTGAGCAGAAAGCTGTTCAGTAAGTTTAGATTGAGCCAAATCGCCTTCAATACGTGCAGATTGCTCTGACCAGACACCTGCATAACCTCCTTCATTTCCGATTAAGTCAGATTCTGACCCGATCAATGGTGGATTGATTTGCGCGTAAACACCGTCAATGCGTACTGTTTGGGCAATAACTTTGTCATCTACATTCTTAATATCAGACTTAACTTGCTCAAGTTCACCAGTTGAAGCTTTATCGTCAAGCTCAAGATTAATTGAATCAATTGCTTCAGCATTTGCCGAAGACTGATCTACCGCGACTTGTGCAGATTGGCGTACCGTGGCTAAAGCACTATCATTGCTAGCAATATAAGTATCAATCTTTTGAATTGTTGCCTTGTCGCCCTCAATTCGTGCTTCGACCTCTTGTCGCGCATAAGCTTGTAAATTACCCAATTCTGCATTGGTCGAATCAACTCGCTTACTTACAGCAAGATCACCTTCAATACGCGCCGATTGCTCTGACCAGACACCCGCATAACCTCCTTCATTACCTACCAATTCAGATTCTGAACCAATCAAAGGCGGGTTGAGTTGAGCGTAAACACCGTCAATACGAGTTGTTTGAGCAGTGATCTTATTATCAACGTCTCTCACATCAGATTTGACTTGCTCCAGTGCACCAGTGCTTGCCTTGCCCCCCAAATCGACTTTAATAGACTGGATCTGCTCTGCATTGGCAGCTGATTGAGAAGCTGCTGCACTCGATTGAGATAATGCGGTTGCTGCATTCGTTTTCGCTTCATTCGCATTAGCTGCTGCACCATTTGCCGTATTAACTGCATTACTTGCAGTTGAACTTGCTGCAGATGCTTCTGCATGTGCTTGTTGTGCAATCGATGCCGCTGAATCAGCTTGTGATACGGCTATTTCGGCTTTGCTTATCGCACTTGCTGCATTCTGCTTTGCTTCACTTGCATCTGTTGCAGCTATATTCACACGACTGTCGAGTGCAGTTAAAGCCTGAGCATTACTTTCAGACTTAGACACGGCTGATTCAGCACTTTGTCGAACATTCGCAAGAGCCTGATCATTACTTGCACTGTAATCAGTTAGAGCTTTAGCAATAACTTTGTCGCCCTCAATACGCGCAATTTGCTCTGAATTTATGCTTGCAGCATTTTGATTTATAGAAACAATTACTTGATCTGTACGTTTTGCTTGTAATAAATCTCCTTCTTGTACAGCAGATAAAATTGACCAGACACCCGCATAACCACCATCATTGCCGATTAATTCAGATTCTGAGCCAATCAACGCTGGTTTAGTTACGACCTCAACACCTGTTACACGTTCAGCCAATGCTTTATCTGCATCAATTCGCGCATTACTTTCATTTGTAACTAGTGCGCGAGTTTGAACATCATTTTCAACTGACTCAGCTCTCACTGTTTCAATTAATAATGCATTTGCAGAGTCAGCATCAGCACGGGCTATTGCTTCCTGTTGTATTGCCGCTGTGTTACCACCGACTAGCGCAACCACAGTATCAATTCTTTGACCCAATGCACTATCAGCTTCAGTACGTGCTGTCGCTTCTTGTTGAATTGCGGCTGCATTATCTGAAGAACTTGCGCTAACAGTATCAATTCTTTGAGCAAGATGAGAATCACCTGTGATTCTTTCTTCGCGTTCAGAACTGATAGCAGTGTCACGTAACTTTGCTTCATTGAGAATTGCAGCTTCTCGTGCACTTTGCTCAGAAAAATCAGCATTGATACGATCCTGTACTTCCTGAGCTATTAACTGGTTTGTTGCATTAATTTCATTAATTCGAGCTTCACGTTCTGAAGCAATACCACTATTTGCCTGATCTACAGCCTGTTGAACAGCGTTTTGACGGTCTCTAACTTCCTGCGCTATTTGATCTTTCGTATTTTGAATATCTTGCTTAAGTGGACCTATTTCAGCATCAATAGTCTCAATATGATCAATCTTGGTTTTAAGATCCTGGTTGAGCTGAGACTCACTGATTTGATCATTTAAAAGCTCAAGAACATCTGTTGCATCGGCAGAAGTTGTCGCATGAGTCCAATCCGACCATGGCCCAATATTTCCAATCCTATCAATCAAACGCCCCCGATAAAATTGAGTCAGATTTGGCTGTAAACCTTGCAGAGTATGAGTCGTTGTTGGATAAGCGAATAAGCCCAATTGAGCAATGTTGCTGGTACCATCCG